AAAATTTTAATATCATTTATTAATAAATGTCTGCTGCTTTAATTGAGCTCGTGTCAGTCGGTGCTCAGGATGTGTACATCACTGGCTCCCCTCAGGTCAGCTTTTTCCGTCAGAACTACAAGCGCTACACCAACTTCGCCATGAAGCCCGAGCGCATGGATTACATCGGCACCTTCGGTGATTCCAACGAAGTCACTATCCCCATTCGCTCCAAGGGTGATCTCATGAGCTACATCTGGATCGAGGCTGATGGTATTGCGGAGGTTCAACAAAACTCTGATGGTCTTTTCTCTAACAACGCCGCCAACCCAACTACATTTTCCCTTTGGATCGGTGGTCAGAAGGTGTCCGAGCTCGATTCCCTCTACATTCAAGGTGTTCACAACCCACTCATGCGTGACTCGGCTGCTAAAGCTTCTTTCGCTGTGACCACCAACACCCGTAAGGAGAACCACACTGGTAATCATTACATGGTTCCCTTTTTCTTTGGTGAAGATTGGACCAAGGCTCTCCCCCTCGTTGCGCTTCAGTATCATGACGTCGAGATTCGTGTAAAGTGTCGTGATGGTTTCACCCCTAACACTACACCCAAGGTCTTTGGTAACTACATCTACCTTGACACTGATGAGCGCAAGTATTTCACTGATACTGAGCACGAACTCCTCATCACCCAGACTCAACATCAACTCGCTTCTAATACAAATACCGACATTGATCTCAGCTATTTCAACCACCCCGTCAAATCGCTTCATCTTGTTTCTGGTAAGGCGTCTGGTAGCGACTGGGCGGACGAATACAACTTTAGTACATCGTCTCTCTACATTAACGGTACTCCACTCTTTGAGAACACCTCGAACGTGTACCACCACGATGTTGTTCCCGAGATGCACTGCACAGATCTCCCCGATAGTATCATCAATGATCTTCCCACCTACTCGTGGCCTTTCTGCCTCACCATGAGCAAGATGCAACCCACTGGCTCTCTCAACTTCTCCCGCATCGATAATGCGAAGCTCGTACTCAACAACCCCACTGGTGGCAACCAGCTTCACCGTGTCTATGCGGTCAACTATAACATTCTTCGTATCAAGAATGGTATGGCTGGTGTCGCATTCGGTAATTAATTCCAGTTGTCGATTAAATTTTTGGTTTTTTCATACATTCGCTTTCCATGAAACGTCTTGTCCTTTAGTTCATCCCAAATTGTAAGTCGGTACTCAAGAAATTTCTTGAACTTTTCCGAGTTACAATTAGACTTGTATCTGACCTTTTCACCCTTAAGTGCTTCATTTGTCACGGCAATACGGGCATCCATTGAACGCTTAGCAAGCTCATCAGGAGAGAGACGAGTGGACACATCCTGTTTTTTTCCAAGTGCCATATATACTATGGATGGTTCTATCCTTTATTACTGTAAAGCATGTCACAGAACCTACGATGGTTGTGCACAATGCTGTTTCGAGATGGATCATGAAGAAGTTAAGATTTCTGAGAATAGTAAATAATTCATTCGACGATAAAAGGGAAACCAGGTTCTTGGATGAAGTGATGTGTACTAAATGATGTAATAATATATTTGGGTCCTTTTTTAACTACTTCACCTCTGTGTAGATAATTCAGTGAAGCCGGGAAAATTAACAGTTTACCCTTTTTAGGTTTTACATGCTTACCCGAAATAAAGCATGTATCACCCCCTGCATCATCTTTCATGTCGTTCAGATATAAGATATGAGCTAAAATTCTTGGTTCGAAAGGTGAAAAATCAGTATGCCACCAAAAATAACCACCATCAATGGTTTTTTGAATTTGAGGTGCACTTTCACACGTGTGAATAATTAAACTTTCCATGATGTTAACTTCGGGGGTGGTATCATGTGAAACCAACCATTTCTTATCTAACCCCATTTTTTTACATTTTTTAATGTAAAGATCTTTACCCGCACTAATAATTTTAGCAACTTTAAGCATTAAGTCTTTTTGATATGGTACATCAGCATCAAAATTACCATCTATAGAATCTTTTATATTTTTTTTTACACCACTACCAATAGTCCCTTGATATTTTTTTATAACACCGCTCTCGAATATGTTAATTATTTCGTCACATAACAAATCAGGGCACATATGTTCAAATTCCATTATATATTCGTCGAATGTGTTATAACTCATTGAATAATTGTGGTATACAATCTTTAAACGTAAAAGATAAAAATATAATTCTATACTAAATGATCCCACTTGTCATCGTCGGTGGTCTCGCCGCTCTCACAGCTTACACATTCTTGGGACAGAACCTTGTATCCTCGGAGGAGGCCAGGCGTCTCATCAAGGAGGGTAAAATCAAGGCGGTCATTGATGTTCGCACTGCCACTGAATGGCGTATGGGTCATTATCCCAAAGCCTTACATATCCCAGTCGACAAGATCAACGAAAAAACAACGGCGGAACTTCCCAAGAAGGGTCTACTCGTCTACTGCAATACTGGACAGAGGGCTAGATTTGCGGCAGAGAAATTGGAGGTACTTGGATTTAAGAATGTATATTACATTGCGAGTAATTACACATCTTTGTTATAAATGACGTGATACGTTTAAAAAACAAGTTACGATATATTTTTTACCTTTAAGAACTTCACAACCCTCGTGTACATATGTCCAAGTAGCTGGAAACAATAATATTTTTCCAGCTGTTGGTTTGATGATACGTTCGTCACTAAATTTGGTTCCACCGCCTTGATCATCATCCATCGTGTTCAAATATATTATACACGCAAGTATTCGTTTTTCATCTACTGACCAATCTGTGTGAGGTTTGAAATAACCATGTGGATCATAACATTGTATCACAGGTAATGTTAATTCTGTAATATTTGGATCAAATACATGTGGTAAAGTACGAGGTCTAAGTTTATATATGTGTTGAGATACATGTTTAGCGTATTTAAAAATATTAGATGCAATTACACGTGATAAATATTTGTTGATATCCACCCATTCATCAGAACTATTAATAATTAAATCGGTCGTCTTTTTCATATCTGAATTAACATAACCTTGACCAATCTCTCCTTTTATTTTATTATCACTTTGGTTATATTTTTCTATTATCATATCACACATATTTTTGGGTATTTCATTGTCAAATTCAAGTACATATTCCATTATTGATAAAAATGTCCGAATCTTTAAATGTGTATTTTATCTTCTAATAATTTTCAGATAAACTATTAATATGCACGTCGTTCTTAAACCCAGTCCGTCAGTAACTCATAAATATCGTGTCATTCTTCCGAGTAAAAGAGCCATTGATTTTGGACAGAAAGGCTTTCATGATTACACTGACCATGGAAATCCTCGTCTCATGAGGGCGCATCTTATTAGGAAGGGTGCTATCATTCCTAAGAAGTTACGTATCGAAACAAACCAGTATGAAATTCATAGGGGTATGCTCATGGTCGACGAAAGTGAACAAGAAGATTGGGAAGACTTTTTTAGGGCTGAATACTGGGAACGCTGGATGCTGTGGTCATACCCAGATATCAACAAAGCCAAATTATTCATGACTATGCAAAAGGGTATGCTATTCATGCCTCAACCCGAAGATTTGTGGTTTTCTAATTGCCAGTAGAACCGAATCCACCCGAACCCCTCTCCGTATCTTCGACGATGTTGATTTCCTCGATGGATGGCGTCTCACAACGTTCTAGAACAAGCTGTGCGATGCGATCACCCTTCTTAACCTCAAAGTCTTTGTCTCCATGATTGAAGAGAACGACTTTGACTTCTCCAGTATAGTCAGGGTCGATGACCCCCGCACCAACGTTGATACAGTGCTTCACAGCCAAACCCGAACGAGGTGCCACACGCCCATAACATCCTGGGGGTAGAGTAATCGCTAGTCCAGTCGCAACAAGAGCGTTACCCGCCTGACATGGTACAATAGTGTCAACAACGCTGTATAGATCGTATCCAACAGAACGATCAGAACCACGAGTTGGAATAATGGCATCAAAACTGAGCTTCTTGATTCCGAGAGACATTTATATCTTACTCGCACGTTGTCCTTAAGTTATATGATGAACCACGAGGAGACTCACCTCGTCTGTTTTTTTCTTTATATACCAGCTGTAAACAACAAAATGGTACAGTGTATACAACAACACATATACCCAAAATAGCCATCATCCACACAACCATTTGTATAAACAAATGTTTTAAATGCACTCAAAGGGATTTGAACCCTTGACCTTAAGCTTACTAAACTTACGCTCTACCCCTGAGCTATGAGTGCTAAATGCTGAGAACGGGGTTCGAACCCGTGAGGCTTGCGCCAGACGTTCTTAAGACGTCCCCCTTAGACCACTCGGGCATCTCAGCAAAAATACCTGGTTCCCATTCTATTCAACAAAGTAACTAAATCTTTAAGCATTTGGGAGGTGGTTCAAATGCGATCTTTTCCTCGAGTTCTTTGCGTTGTTTCATTTTTTTGATGTCCGCACCTTGACAATCGTGTTTCGTTAAATTTAAACAACTGGGACAAAAACTTCCCTCACAGTATGTACAATCAATGGGAACTCCACATTTCTTTCTACACAATTGACACGGCATCTTACTATTATTCAGATAAAGATTTTAAGTGTATTTAATGAAGTATGTCCCTCACTTACGCTTCTATCAAACCAGTTACCGAATATAAGCGTCTCAAAAACACACTGAAACGGTCTACCGCCGCATATGGTACAGCTCTAGCCGCATCTCATTTTATCACACAAGGCGCCGAACAGGGTGTATCGGCCACACTTGGAGCTGCGGCCTCGTATGCGTACATCTCACTACTTTCGGATCGTGTGGACAAACTCGAAAAGTCGTCATTTCAAAAAGAGTTTATCGCTCCTTTGAGTGCCGCAGCGTTTGAGGTATCGTGGAATAATGCACCTTTCGCATTTGACTTTGATTATGGTGCTACATTTGTAGGATTTCTCGCATACAAGTTTGCAATCTCGACAGTTCTGTACGAAACTGTTAGAGATATGATGATTTCTGATAGTGAGGCAGTGTATGATACAACAGAAAAGGAGTATAATGAGATTAAAGACTAGTACAGACTTTTATATATGCTTTGTTGTTTTAGCAAACGTATTTTGTCTCAGACAGATGATTCTATACCAGTTTTCAGTTTAAATAAATTCAAGGGGTATGCGAGGATTACGAGTGTATATGATGGAGACACGTTTAACGCAGCTATCATAATCCATGGACGTGTCTTGAAATTTAAATTTCGTACGCTTGGTTACGATTCACCCGAGATTAAACCTAGTTTGAGCATGGTCAACCGCCAGTCGCACATAGAAATGGCCAAATGTGCACGAGAATTGTTTAAGAAGGAGTGTGATTTCGATGATCGTAGACCCCATGAAATTTGGAATCCATTCATTTGTAAAAACAAAGTAAATGGTCTCGTATGGATCGAATGTGAAAAAATGGATAAATATGGACGACCACTTGTTACAGTTTATAGAAATAGGGGAGATACCGTTTCTGTAAACGATAAAATGATTTATTCTGGAATTGTCAATGTGTACGACGGAAAAACGAAACAAACTTTTGATAATATTTAACGGAGACGACGAAGCTCACGAGCAACACGCATCACTGCACGGGGAGAAGCTTGGTTGACGGCCGCCAACGCTTTGTTCTGCTCGTAAGACACACGGTTTTGTATCGCCGCTTTGGCATTCCTCCTAGCACGCTGAACAGCGGTTGGACTAGGGATCCTGGTAGTCATCTTCTTCATGAAGTTGGTGGCAACCTTCTTGTCGAGAGCCTTCTTTTCCGCACGCTTCTTGGCGGCAGCCGTCGTCTTCTTAGCCGCTCTTAGGGTTTCGTAGTTGTTCGTGGGAAGCGACGCACGCATCTTGATGCCACCACAGAGTTCCTTGACGCTAAGTTTTTCGGTTCCACGAATACCATACTTCTTGGCAACCTTCACCACCTCATCCCTCTTGTAGAGACGGCACTTCTTACGACCAATCTTGAGATCACCCGCCTTGTCTACGGATACGAGTACTGGAGTCATTGTTTGATATATACTGAGAAAATTTTCAATTTTTATTAAAAGGGAGATGGTCCTGTTCTATTTATATCTACTCTCTCGTCTGGGAAAAAGATCTAAAAAGAAGATCAAAAGGAAGGCGACTTGGATTTAATCTCACCAGTCTGGAGAAATTCATCAATCTTCTTAGCGATACCCTTACCGATACCTTCAATTTTGTGAGGTCCCTTGGCGAGTTCTTCGCCACTGGTCACTTCGAAATCGAGTTCACCGATGATTTCCGCAGCTCGCTTGTATGCACGGATCTTATGCGGATCGCTCTCTTCAGACGCACACATGTTAAGTGCCCAAGCAATTTCTTCATTGGTAGATGCAGATTTGAGATTCTCGAGCTTCTTGACCTTGCCAGTCTCAAGAAACTCATCGATGATTTTGGCGATACTCTTACCAATCCCAGGGACTTTCTTGGGTCCCTTTGAAAGTTCCTTACCATTCGTCACTTTGAAGGGAAGCTTGGAGATGTTATAAGCTGCGTCATCATATGCTTTCGCCTTGTGTTCATCATCCTCATAGTAAGAGAGGCTGTCGAAGATGTCCGCAAGTTTGTCGTTGTACGAGATGAAAAAATCATCGTCATCGTCATCTTCGGACTCGTAGTCGTTGGAAGCGACGGACTCTTCATAGTCGGAATCTTGCTCCTCGAGATACTCATCAATTTTATTGGCGATGCCCTTGCCAATACCGTTGATGTGAAGAACACTCTCACCACTCTCCACTTCGTAGTCGAGAGAAGAGATGACATTGGCAGCCGATTGGTAAGCACCCGCCTTGTAAAAGTCGGAAGTCATCTCACCAAGCTCCAAGAGACGATCGACAATACCTTGGTTCACACACTTCTTCGTCACACGGGTAGTCGTATCGTACAGAGAGTTGAGCTTGTTGAGTGCGGCGACCTTTTCTTCATTCGCCTCGTTGAGAAGCTTCTTGAGCTGCTCGATCTTGGTGCGAGACTCTTCGTTGAGCTTCTCGAGCTCGAGGATGTAACTAGTGATGGAAGTGGAGTTCATGTTGGTAGTAGTTTTGATGAAAACTTGGAAGGATGGGGCTCACTTAGGTATTAAAAATATATTTTTTACATAATAGTAATGTATAAATACTAATATAGAGAGGTAATTGTATATGCAAAATAGATGAGTGCAGTACTCGTTCATGATGTGGTCACTTTGGGATTTCTTCTTCCCTTTGCGTGTATGTGCCTCGCAGAGGTTGCGTTCAATTAT